GTTCTAATTGTTGTTTTGTAGGATTTATTAGAGTTGGAAAATCAGGGTGTGTTGATTCTTTGTTAATAATCATTTTGTATTTATTATTAGATTTGCGGTTATCTTGTGTAATATATGATTTTAATTTTTTAGTCATTTCGGAAGTAACTATTTTATAACTGGTGTCTATTTTAACACGTTTTGGTTCATTTATTAATGCTTTTGTTAAATTAATTAGTAAAACAAGTTGTTCAAAATGAGATAAACCAAGTAGTTCAGGTGTCCAAGAAATAGTATTTTTTCTTATAATATTTGGATTAATATAATCATTTGCTTTTTTAATTACATAGCGATTATGTGTTCCTTGTATTTTAATATTTTTATTGGATTTAGAATCATCATCATTGTTATCATTGTTATCATTTTTATCATTTAATGAGTTAATAACAATATTTTTACAATTAGGATTCATATATATATATATGTATTATTAATGTATATTACATATATTTTTAAATAAAAATGATTGAAATGATTATTCGGATTTTATGAATTTAATATATTTATTTGATTCCATTTTGATTAAAGTATCCATACACCGTTCTTTTTTTTAGAAATAACATCATTAGGTACATCTACTTTTATCATATCAGTAATATAATTGTCAATGTTAATATTATATTTTGTTTTCAATCGTTTTTTACATTCTTCATAATTTACAAAAGATACTGATATTTGAATATAAGGTAGAAAACTTTCACGTATAAATTGCTTGTCATAATTAACAACTAACTCAGTAATATATGAATCTTGTTGTACTTTATGTATTTCGTCATCATATATAAAAGTAGTAAATGTATAATTATCAATATTTGGATTTATTTTGGTTTCAGTAGTTTGTTTGCCATAATAATATAGATCAATTATTTTATCAGACAATTTAAAATCAATCATATCAGCATAAGTAACCAAGCATTTTTTAGGATTTGTTTTTACACCTTTGCACATTTAAAACGCCGATTCACTTAAATGTTTTTTATTTTATTTACTGAATATAATAAAAAATTGATTTACTTTTTCATTAATATATTATTACATAACTTATATGAACTTTATCAAAATGAACCAAACTAACGGATATATCTATGTTAGAAATCATCCATCATATGATGTTGATGATGCGTGTAAAATGGGTAAGGCAATTAATATTCCTGAAAGGGATACACAATATGCTACTGGCGAGATTAAGAGAGGATATTTTGAAGTGGTATTTGAAGTTCCTATTAAAAAAATGGGAATTGTTGAACGCTTATTACAAAATGAGTTTCGTGAATTAAATGTTAAATATGATGCTGGGACTGAATTTTACAATAAAAATATAATTACTCTTATTGAACCTTATCTAATTACACTTGGAATTAAATATAAAAATTTATCAAAACAAGAAATTAGTGATTTGGTAAGATGCAACAGAGTAAGAAAAACTATAAAAAAAATAAACATTCAATCATTAATCCACATACTAAAATCCAAGAGAACAAATAAACAAATTATTTCCTACATACCAAGAAACGACCAAACTATTATTATTGGAAAGTCAGTTATACATTTTCAACAATACGATAAGGGTATGCTTGTATTAATGTGTGGAGTAGGAAAAACTCTAATTTCATTATGGATTACACAAGAACTAAACTCAAATACTATTCTTATTGGTGTTCCTAATAAATTATTATTGAAACAATGGGAAGAAATTATTTGTGTCTTGTTTCACAGTGTTCCATATTTGATTGTTTCAGGCGGAGTAGATATTGAAAATATAAAGCAATTTTTAGAAAATAACCAAAAAAAGTGTATTGTAATAACTACATATTCATCAGCACATAAAGTATATACCGCAACACAATATACGAGATTTGTGTTTGGTATGAAAATATTAGACGAGGTTCATCATTTAACTACCAATAATATGTGTTTAGCACATACTACAAAAAAATATATTCAAATGTTAAACATTCCATCTGTAAAACAATTATCACTAACTGCTACACTAAAACAATTTGAAAGTATGTGTGATGATGGTATTGTAGTTTCAAATGATAATGTTGAATATTTTGGAGAAATAATTGATAGAAAATGTTTGCTATGGGCGATTAATGAAAATATTATTTGTGATTATGTTATTCAAACCATTGTTACAGATGAAAAAGAATTAGAAGAACAATTAATAAAATTTCATATTATAGAAGAAAATAATAAGAGGTTGTTTTTGAGTGCGTGTGCATCTTTGCAAAGCATATTTTACGGACATTCACATCATTTATTGATATATTCAAATAACAAGGAAAATTCGTTGAAATTAATTCAATATATAAAAATGTTGATGGACAGTAATTACTTAAATATACCTGATTTATATTATTCAAATTATCATAGTGAAATGAAATCAAAAGACCAAAAAGAAATAATTAATAATTTTAAAAATGTGAAGTTTGGAATAATTACTTGTGTTTATTGTTTAGGTGAAGGATGGGATTTTCCGTTATTGGATGGAGTTGTATTTGCTGAAAATATGACATCAAATATTCGTATAGTTCAATCGGCATTAAGAGCAAGTAGAAAAAACAAAAATGATATAAATAAAAAAACAAAAATCATCTTACCAATTTTGAATAGAGATGAATGGTTAGAAAATAATGAAAATTTTGATTTTAAAAAGGTAAGTGAAGTTATTTATCAAATGGGATTAGAAGATGAAACTATAACTCAGAAAATTAAGGTGTTTAGAATTAAGATTGAAAAACAAAAACCTAAACCGAAAGAAAAAGAAAAAAGAGAAATGGTTGATGAGTTTGGTGAATACGATGACGAACTAACACAAAAATTGAGATTAAAAACAATAAAAAGAACCGCACTTACTACAACATATGCAAAAACGAGGAAAATAATTGCTGATAAAAATATAAAAAGTAAGAAAAGTTATTATGAATTATGTGAAAGAGATAATAGATTATCCAAAGAACCTGAAATAGTATTCAAAGGACAATTTACAAACTGGATAGAATATTTAAGTATTGAACGTGTATATTATGATTTGGAAACCTGTAAAAATAAAGTATGTGAGTATTTATTGTTGTATCCTAAAATAAAAAAACATTGTTTAGACTTGTTAATTGTAAGTAATGAATTATGCAAAATAGACGATTTATTTCCGCCAAATGGATTATGGGTTGAATACTATAATGTAAATGATTTGCGAGATATAATTACTATAACAAATAATAAAAAAAAGATGGGTGCTATTTTGTAAATATTCAGGAATTATAATGTTTAGATAATTATATAAAAAAATGAAATGTACATAAAGACATATTACAGTACTATTATATATGGCAATGTCAAAACAATATTCATGCGATTTATGTAAAAAGGTGTTTAAACAAAAAATTGATTTCACAAGACACCAAAATAAGAAAGCAACTTGTATAACATTAACTGAAACGCAACAAATTAGTCAAACAAATGAAGTTAAAATGGATAATAAAACAACACTTATTAGTGTATTCAAAAATTGTTTGAATATATTGAGAGATAATGAAGGTTTAACCGGAGAAAAAGCATTAAGAACTATGTCGTATTTATTAATTTTAAAATTAATTGAACCTCATTTTGGTTCCGAAATTAATATTGATAATTGTTATGAATATGATTTTACATCTTATTTTGAAGAAAATGTTATAGAACCAAATAAAAAAAGATTATTATCTATAATTAGATTTACAAATTTATCAAATGAAAATGAAGACGATTTACCTAATTTAATGAAATATGCTTGGGATATTATATTATCAAGTAATCCCACTACAAAAAATATATTTTTAAAAGGAAAAGGGTTTGATATTCAACATAAATCAACTTATAAAAAATTAATAGATAAACTTAATTCATTTGATTTGTCTAATAATGAATATGATGTGTTGGGTAATGCATACGAGGAAGTTATTCAAGATATTATGACAGGTAAAGTATTGGGACAATTCTTTACCCAACCATTAATCAAGAAAATGATGGTAAAACTTATTGACCCTCAAATTTATCCTGATGGAAAAATAGATACCTGCGGAGATCCTACTATGGGAACAGGCGGTTTCTTGATTACCTATTTACAAAATATTATGCAACAGGCAAAGAATAAAAATATTAAACTTGATTGGGATTTTATTAAGAATGAAGGGTTATATGGCAAAGAATTAGAACCTGATACATATCAATTAGCAGTTTCAAATATGTTAATCTCAACAGGACATATGTTTGAAAATTTGGATAGAGGCGATAGTATTCGTGTTCCGATTACAAGAAAGTTTGATAATATTCTTGCCAATCCACCTTTTGGAATTAAGGGATTAAAATATGATGATTTTCAAAGTCCATTGAAGTCTGAATATGTTCCTATAAAAACAGATAATGCTGTTTCCTTGTTTATTCAAGCAATTATTTATATGTTGAAGATTAATGGAAAATGTGCTGTTGTATTACCTGACGGTCAAGATTTATTTTCAAAAACAAACACAACATTGGTTGCGATTAGAAAATATCTTATGAAAACATGTGATTTGAAAGAAATTATATATCTACCATCAGGTATATTTACATACACATCCATTAAAACTTGTGTGTTTTACTTTGTGAAAAAGAGAGAAGGGACTGATGTTTTGGAAGTGAATATTAATTATTCTAAAACTACCCAAAAAGAAACTAAAAGAAATTACAAGTTTTCAAAAACACATCAAACAACTAAAGTTAAGTTTTATGATTACGACCCTTATGAAGATATAAAAAATCTATTGGTTGAAGTTTCAATTGAGAAAATTGCAAGTAATTCATATTCACTTAATTATGCTGGATATATGAAAGATGAAACCGAAGAAGAACAATATGAAGAAGGCGTTGTTGTAAAAACACTTGGAGAAGTTTGTAAGTTCTTACCAAAAAGTAAAAGAAAAGCATCTTATGGTGAAAAACAAGGTCAATATCCATTTTATACATCATCTCAAACTTGTAATAAATATTGCAATGAATATGATTACGAAGACGAATGTTTAATTATAGGAACAGGTGGGAATGCTAATATTAAATATAGTAGTAAGTTTTCTTGTTCTACTGATAATTTTGTAATTAAAATAAATCCAGAGCAATTGGTAAAATATATATATTATTATATTTCAATTAATATTGAAGTATTACAAAAAGGTTTTGTAGGTGTAGGATTACAACATATTTCAAAAGAATACAGTAGTAATATAAAAATCCCAATCCCATCACTTGAACGCCAAAAAGAAATCGTAAAATATTTAGATTTTATATACGAAAAAGCAAACAAAACAAGTAATGAAAAGATTGCGGAATTGAAGCAATTGAACGAGTTTTGTTTGAATAATCAAAAAATATTTGGTGACAATGTGGTGAAAAATTTAGGCAAAATAACTACATATAAAAGTGGTAAAAGGTTACCACAAGGACATATATTACAAAATAATAAAACACCATATCCGTATATTAGAATAACAGATATAGATAAAAATTCTATTTCATTAGATAATATAAAATACATTTCACAAGAAACAAAAGATATTATTAATAAATATATTATTACAACAAATGATATTTATATTACAATAGCAGGAACAACTGGTTTAGTTGGAATTATACCAAATGAATTAGATGGTGCGAATTTAACAGAAAACGCAGTTAGAATAAATATTGTAAATAAAAACGAAATATTACAAAAATATTTAGTATATGACATACACTATAATCAACAAGAAGAATTAAAAACAAAAACAATTGGTGCAGCAATACCAAAATTATCTATTGAACGATTGATGACTTTACAAATCCCAATCCCATCACTTGAACGCCAAAAAGAGATTGTTGAATATTGTGAATTTAATGACAATCTTATTAAACAATTAGAAAAAGAAATTGAAAACAATAAAAAACAAGCACAACAATTTATTACAAGTATTGTAAAGGCACAAGAGAAAGAAGAAGTTGAAGAGCAAACTGAAACAAGTTCAGTAAATGCTGAAACAAATGAAGTCATTCAAGACACATTACCAATTGAAGAATAAATCATAATTGAACCAAAACCAAAGACCAAAGTTATTATCAAGAAAAAGGTAAAGAAACCTCTTCTTATTGTTGAAGACGAAGATGTTGTTGTATAATTATTCAGGTAATAATGTAGTGTATATTTTAGTATAAATAATGTGGTTCAATCTTATTTTTATTACTCCAATATTTAGATTTTTCATTAGATATTTAACCATATATTTTTTTCAGAAATAATGAGACAATTGTACAAATCATACGCACTATTGTCACATTTACATTTTGACAATCTAATTTTGGAATTATAGTGGTATCATAGTGTATAATTCCTTTCATAAATATAATAAACTTAAATTATTATATATATATATGGTTTTAATCCATCAATTATTATAAATATTAAAAAAAGTATATTAAAAAAAGTATATTAAATACAAAATATTAATATATTACAATACTTTTCAAGGATAAGTTAATATAATAAATAACATATGGAAACATTGTGGGTAACTAAATATGCGCCCCAAACGTTGGATAATGTAATCTTATCTAATCAAAATAAAAAATTAATTAAAAACATAATAGAATTGCATAAAATACCTAATTGTATATTTTATGGATTACCAGGTACGGGAAAATCAGTAACTGTCAATAATTTAATAGAAAGTTATTCTAATAAGTGGGGTAAATTACATACGCTTACAATTAATGCGTCATCATTAAATAATTCAATGGATGTAATATATGAATTTGCGACAACTTGGAATATGTATGATAAGGAATTTGAAAAAGTGTTAATATTTGAAGAAGCCGATTATATGGATAATGAATGGTATGTATTTATAAATTATTTGATAGAATTAGATAATAATCCAGTACCATTAAGAATTTTTTTGTTGTGTAATTATAAATATAAAATACCGGACTGGTTGTTAAGTAAGTTATTACCAATAAGTTATGTGTCCCAAACAATGGATAATTTGATATGTTATTTTCAAAAAATAAAGAAAACAGAGGATATTAAAATATCAACGCAGAATTTAAAATTATTGATAAAGTTGCATAATATGGATATAAGAACGATAGTAAATAAATTGCAACATTACCATATGAAACAATTTACAATAACGAAACCAATAGATAATTCATTTGAATTATTATATGACAAAGTAATAAATAGTAATATGGAATCCATAGATAAAAATATGAATTTTATAACAACTTTATTAATAAAATATAATATGGATATATTGACTTTTATACAACAATTTATAGAGTGGGTGTGTGAATTTAAACCAGAAGTTGCTAAAAAACTAAAACATAAATGTAAATGGTTGATAGATATAGAATTAAGCGAATCTGTATGTAATGATAATATGAGTATTTATCGCAATATTCTTTTGGAATTAAAAATAAAGTGATTATACGTGTAAATGGTAAGCAAAGCAAACAAATTTAATTTAATTAAAAGTTTTTTAACATATTAACTTGAAAATAAAAACACTGTAAACAACAAACAATTATTACGATAAAATGAATGAAACTATATTTAATTATACAAATTATGAATTATCATAACATTTTATTGACAAAAAACCTATACGTTGGATATTTTAAACCAAAAAATGAAGTTACTTGTAATAATTAAATAAATCCCCAATATTCCAAAAAAGAACAAGATTACATTTAAGCTTTAAATTGTTCTAGAATGTCTTGAATGTCTTGAATATCAGGAGGGTTAGGGTAAATTTGTTGAATGAGTTCGCAAGCAGGGAAAGAAGTTGAAGAAGAGCCGCCA